CCGGTGATGTGAAGCTGTGGCAGTGTTCGGCAGATCGGTACATTGTGCCTGGCACCGATCGCACGATGGACATCAACGCCTGGAATGGGACGCTGGAGGAACTGGCCGCCTGGTTTGGGGCGAGTGTACCAGATGAGCCACCCGCGCCCGCGCTGGTCGAGGTGGGTCTGAAGATGGAGGTGCTCACGGATGGTTTGCGCGTGCGAACTGGCCCCAGCTCTCTATCTCCGATTGTGGGCCAGTTGGTCATGGGTCAAACGGTGGATGTGCTGGATATTGGCGGTACTTCTTCATGGGTTGAGATTACGCCTGGCCGGTGGGCGGCTGTCCAGTATGGGTCGAGTAGGTACATGAGGGTGAAGGAATGACCGTAAAGCATGGAAAAAAGCAGCAACGATGTAAGCTTTCAGGCGACCGTGTTCAAGGTGCAATCTCTTGCCGACAACGGGATAAGGATAAGCCTTGATCTTCCTGAATCAGCCGTAATGGCAGCGGCTCAATTGATGGAATGCCAAAGGTTCGGTGCTGTACTGGATGTTTTATGTGTAGTTCAAAATTTGACGGATTTAGGCGATGAGACTAAGAAAAGCGCAGAAAGAAAAGGTACTAGAGTGGATCGCCGCCGGTTTACGAACCGACGAGATCAACGCTAAAGCCGCGGGGTTTGACCCTCCGTTCGATGTATCGCGCCAGCAGGTTGACTTTTACCGCAAGACGCGCAAGACAGACCTGCTTGCCATCGAAGCGGTGTCTCAGAAAAATGCACTTATCGAAGGTTATGCCCTCCGAGAGAACCGGGTATATAAGCTGTCTGTTTTAGCTTCGCTGATGGAAAGGGATTTGTTTGGCGGCTTTCTGTGGACGGACGAAGTGAAGGGCGTCGGTTCTGGCGATATCGCAGAGATCGTGGATTACGAAGAATTCAACGCAGCGGAGGTGATCCAATACCGTGGGGTGCTGGATGATATCGCGAAAGAGACAGGCGGCAGAATTCAACGGCAGGATATTACCGGCACCGTTGGCGTGGTAGAGCTGACCGCCGACGACATGGCGGAGGCCAGGAAGAAAGCAGCGGAGTTCGACCGGGCGATATTGGGCGAGGCCGAGGATGGATGAAAACGGATGCAGCAGAGCAAAAGCGCGAATGGCTGACCTGCGCCGAAAGCCCGGCCTATTTTATCTATCATTATGCGCAAGTGTACGACGCAGTGGAAAAAGACTGGATACCGTTCAGCTTATGGCCGGCCCAGGCGAAAACACTGCGCACGATCCTTAACAACCTACTTGTCGTAATTTTGAAGGCCCGACAGTTGGGCATGACCTGGCTGGTGCTCGGGTTTGCCTTATGGTCGATGTTATTCCACCCGGCGGCGACCGTGTTGCTGTTTTCCAGGCGGGATGACGAGGCGATCCACCTGCTAGACTTCCGGCTCAAGGGCATGTACCAGCGATTGCCCGACTGGATGAAAGTGCGATCGGTACTGGCGGACAACGGGCATGAGTGGCGCCTGAGCAATGGATCTGTAGCTTATGCTTTCCCGACCACGGCAGGGGACAGCTACACAGCCACCCTGGCGATCGTTGACGAAGCCGACCTGGTGCCCAACCTGAATCAGCTTATGCGAGCGGTCAAGCCCACCATCGACGCGGGCGGGCGGATGATCTTACTCTCCAGGGCAAACAAGGACACCCCGCAGAGCGAGTTCAAACAGATATACCGCTCGGCGCGACAGAAGCTATCGACGTGGGCGGCGGTGTTCTTGCCCTGGTTTGCCAGACCAGACCGCACGGCGGAGTGGTACGAGCTGCAAAAGGCAGATATCCTGAGCCGGACAATGAGCCTGGATGATCTGCACGAGCAATACCCGGCCACGGACGTGGAGGCCTTATCGGCCAGGACATTGGACAAGCGGCTGCCGGGCGAATGGCTGGAGCAGTGTTACCAGGAAAGCGCACCGCTCGACATGCGTTCACTGGACGGATGCCCAGGGATACCAGGGCTGGAAGTGTACCGAAGGCCAGAGCCAGCCCTGCGCTATGTGATCGGGATCGACCCGGCAGAGGGCAACCCAACCAGCGATGACAGCACCTTGACCGTGCTGGAGGCAGAGACCGGAGAAGAGGTGTGCAGCCTGGCCGGGAAATTCCAGCCCAGCACGCTGGCGGCGCACGCGGATGAGATCGGGCGGTGGTATCGCAATGCCGGCTTATTGGTCGAGAGAAACAACCACGGGCACGCGGTGATCCTGTGGCTGAAGGATAACTCGAAGCTGGAGCTACTGCGAGGCCCAGACGACAAGGACGGTTGGTTGACAACGAGCAAAGGCAAGGCGCTGGCGTACTCGAATGCAGCGGACGCCTTGAGAGACAGGAGGACGGTGGTGCATAGTTTTGCGACATACACGCAATTGGCAAGTATTTCAGGATCGAACCTGAGCGCCCCGGAAGGCGAACACGACGACCTGGCGACCAGCTTTGTATTGGCGTTAATCGCAATGCGGACACCGACGAACGAGAATCAGACCTTTGTGTGGTGAGCCGTGAGCATTATTTACACGATCAACCAGAAGGCAAAACAGGCTGTCCGCGGCTGGCTTGGATTGGAGCTAGGGAATGGCATGAGCACAAGCGAAACGAGCACGCAAAAACTAATCCAAACTTACCGCGACTATTACGGCGGCAAGCACAAGATTTACCTTACCGACCGGCAGAAGGCGTGGCTGGATCAGCACGACGGCGATCTTACCTTTACGGTCAACCACAGTGCCACGGTGGTAGATGCGGTGGTGGAAAAATTACAAGTGATCGGCTTCGAGGCCAGCGACCCAGAGGCAGCCGCCTTACTGTGGGAGTGGTGGCAGGCCAACCGGATGGACGTGGTACAGGTCGAAGCGCACCGCTGGGCGGTGAGAGACGGCGAAGCCGGGATATTGACCACCTGGAATGAGGTAGAGCGCCGGCCCGATTACGTGCTGCACCAGCGATTTATTGCCAAGACAGCCGGCGGGGACGGTTATGGCGTATGGGTGGAATACCCCAACGATAATTGGATGACCAATCCGACCCATGCGGTCAAACAGTGGACGGACGAAAACAACAAAGACCGGCGCACGGTGTACTACCCAGACAGGATCGAACGGCTGATATTGGAGCGGTCCAAGTGGGTGGAATACCGGGACAATCCGGGCGACCCATGGCCTACGCCGTGGGTGACATCAGCCGGACAGCCGATTGGGATCCCGGTGGCACATTTACGCAACTCGGGACTGGAAAGCGACCTGAAGCC